TATTATCATCTGCTTCAGGAATATTTACTCCTATTCGTACAAAAATAAGTAGAATAGAAATGCTATTGAGTAGGTGTTTAAATAACCCAAACCTGTCGGATGAAGATAGAAAAAAGATATTAGACGGGTTACAGGATAAGAACAACTCTACAACAACTGCAGGAGGAATAGGAACAGGCGTAGAGTATACATCTAATGGAAATGGGAACACGTATACTATTTCTATTGTGACTAATACTGAGACTGGAATAGCAGTTCCTCAAAGACAGGCAGTAGCTAAAGATTTTAGAGGAATAGTAGTTCTAAAAGGACCTCTATCCTTCGCTAGCTCAGAACAAGTACTTATAGACGAATTAAAATTTAGAATAGACAATCAACTTCCATAAACTAACTATTTATATATATGAAACTCGATCAACTTAGAAAGATAATCAGAGAAGAAGTGAGAGCCGCTGTTAAGGAAGAGTTACAAGAAGTAATGAACGAAGCAGTAAAAGTAGCTAGCACACCCTCAGGATTACAGCCAGCACCAGTTGCTGGAGAAACTTCATGGTCAACACCCAAAAAACCTTCTAAGCAAGAATTAGCTGAGATGATGGGTTTACCGGACATGAAACCAAAGACAACAAATTTAAAGTTTGATGATCCAATTCAAGAGATGTTAAATCAAACCAAGAATAATATGTCAGGAGAAGACGCAAAAAATGTAATGAATTTTGATTCATCTATGGTTCAAAAACCAAACTTTGCTTCTTCTATGGCAAACCAAATGGGAATGACAGAACCAGGTAATATGCCCGGTCTAGATATTTCTCAACTTAGTTTTGTAAAAAAAGCTAAAAAAGTTTTAGACTTAGCTAACGAAAAAAGTAGTAATAAACTATAATGGCATTTCAAATTCAAAAAATATATCCTCTAGATTTAGAACCTAGAAAAGCTATCGGAGTAGATTTACCTTTCTCCGGTAAAGCTGTATTTAATTCTAACTACCTAACTAAGGATGCGATTAGAAACAACCTAATCAATTATTTTTTGACTAATAAAGGAGAGAGGTACTTAAACCCTTCTTTTGGTTCCAATATACGAAAATTACTATTTGAAAATATAAACCAAGATTCTTTAGACGACATAAAAGATATGGTGTCTGATGATATATCTAATTATTTTCCTAGAGTTAATCCAATAGTGTTTGAATTAAATGCTGCACCGGATTCTAACACAGTAAGGTTTTATATGAAATATTCAATTCAAGATACAAATATAGAAGATGAACTTCTAATTAATATAGAACAGTAATGGCAGAAGAAAGAGATATAAAATATATCAATAAAGATTTTTCTGATTTTAGAAATCAATTAGTAGAACACGCTAAAAACTACTTCCCGGATAGTTATAACGATTTCTCTCCTACCTCACCAGGTATGATGTTTATCGAAATGGCATCATATGTTGGGGATGTTCTATCATTTTATCAAGATACCCAGCTACAAGAGACGTATTTAACATACGCTAAAGATCCTAAAAACTTATATGCGTTAGCGTATATGATGGGATATAAACCTAAAACAACAGGAGTATCGGAAGTTGATATTGAAGTTAATCAAATTATAGACGCTACAGGAGGGAATTATAATCCTGACTGGAGTCAAGCCGCTATAATTCAACCTAACGCTATACTAAAATCTACAGATAATTCTCAAACTCCTTTTTTAATTGACCAGAGAGTAGATTTTTCTTTCTCTAGTTCATATGATCCTACAGATGTTGTAATCTATGATTTAGACGAAAGTGACAATCCTGTTAGTTATAAACTTACTAAGAAGGTAAAAGCTATATCCGGTGAAATAAAAACAACATCTCAAACTCTAAGTTCAGCTGAAAAGTTTAAAACTCTAACTATTCAAGATACAAATATTATTAGAATACTGGATATAGTAGATTCAGATGGAAATAACTGGTACGAAGTACCTTTCCTAGGTCAAGATACTATATATGTAGATGAAGACGCTACATCAACATCTTCTAATAGATTACCTCATACTCTATCTTTAAAGAAAGTTCCAAGGAGATACGTAACCAGATTCTTATCTAGCGGATACCTTCAACTACAATTTGGAGCTGGTACAAACGATAGTGACGATTCAGTAATTATACCTGACCCATCTAATCTAAATATCGGTAATAATAACGGTGAAAATACAATAGGTAAAGCGTACGATCCATCTAACTTTTTATACAGTAAAACTTATGGAATCGCACCAAATAATACTACCTTAACTATTAGATACTTAACTGGAGGAGGAGTAACCTCAAACGTACCAGCCAACACTATAACAACAGTTACTAACGTACAGGTGACACCGACAGACGCTAACATAGTATTTAATAACCCAAAACCAGCAGCAGGAGGTAGAGATGGTGATACGGTAGAAGAGTTAAGAGAGAATTCATTAAGAGCGTTTAATGAACAGAGTAGAGCGGTTACACTTCAAGATTATACTGTTAGAGCGTTATCACTACCTGGTAAGTTTGGAAGTATCGCTAAAGCGTACGCAACACAAGATCAATTAACTAATACCAATAGTGTAGATTCTGTTTTAGTAGATAATAACCCACTAGCTATATCCTTATACGTACTTTCATATGACGTAGATAAAAAACTAGTTCAAGGTTCTACAAAACTAAAAGAAAACCTAAAAACATATCTGTCAGAGTATATGTTATTAACTGACTCCATTAATATAAAAGACGCTTACGTAGTTAATATTGGAGTTAATTACGATGTAATACTACGACCTGATTATAGTGGTAGAGACGTTTTACTTAACTGTAATCTAAAATTACAAGAGTTCTTTGATTCATCTAAATGGACAATAAACCAGCCTATCAATCTATCTCAAATCTATTCAACTTTAGATAAGGTAAAAGGAGTACAAACAGTACAGAAAGTAGAAATAGTAAATAAGGCTGGAGGTAACTATAGCCAATTTGGTTACGATGTAAAAGGGGCAACAAGAAACAATACAGTATATCCTTCCTTTGATCCATGTATATTCGAAGTGAAATACCCAGAGCAGGATATCAAAGGAAGAATAACAACTTTATAATATGGCAGTATATAAAATATTTCCTAACAAGGATACATTTATCTTTACAGAAGTACCTCTAGCCAACGCAGGGTATGATGAGATGTTAGAACTAGGAGGGTATAATATTTCTGAGATACCACAAATGTCTAGAATATTAATTCAATTTCCTGATAACGAAGTTAATTCTGTCATTAGTAGTAAAGTTGGAGATAGACCTTACAGCGCTAGTATAAATGTAAAAATAGCCTCTGCGTATGAAACACCAGTTTCACATTCAGTCCTTTCTTACCCGGTATATGAATACTGGGATGGAGGAGTAGGTAAATACGGAGATTACCCATGGGATGAATCAGGAGCCTCCTGGCGATACGCTTTAGATAGAAGACAAGGTTCTTGGACCCTACCTCACAATACTGTGAATATGCCAGCTAATGTTACCGGTTCCTACCTTGAAGGATACCCCGGAGGAGGAAATTGGTACAGTGAATATGACGGAGTTAGTTTAGAATCAGAACAAGCTTTTGAACTTAATAGTGATGTAGATATAGACATTAATGTTACCAAAGCGGTAGAATTATTTAATACTGGAAGTATAACAAATAATGGATTTATTTTAAAATTTTCTGAGGATTTAGAATTCAACGTTACCTCTTCTGTTAGACATAAATTTTATAGCGCCGATACAAATACTATATACCCTCCTACATTAGACATAAAGTGGGATGATAGTGAATACGTTACTGGATCTTTAAATATATTAGGAACAGATATCGCTGAAATAGATCTTACAAACAATAAAGGAGAGTATCCTGATGTAGGTAAACAAAGATTTAGATTACACGCTAGACCTAAATACCCAGTTAGAACTTTCACAACCAGTTCAGTATATAAAACTAATTATGGTTTACCTCAAGAATCTTATTGGGGATTGAGAGATGAGTTTACTGAAGAGATGGTTATACCATTTGATGACGAGTTTACAAAAATAAGCTGTGATAGTAAAGGTTCTTATTTTGACATATATATGGATGGTTTACAACCAGAAAGGTACTATAGGGTATTAGTTAAGTCCGTAATAGACGGAACAACAGCTGTAATAAATAAAGATAACGTATTTAAAGTAGTTAGAAATGGCTAATGAAATTAAAATACATAAATCAGTCCTAAAAAAGGATGAATTTGATAAAGTAGTAGATACTTCTTTCTCTACATTTGTTGATCCCGAAACCGAGGTTAACACTGATACTGTAGAAGAATTATTTAGACTCTACAATAAACTCTATTACGAGATTCCAATTGAAGGAGATACTAATTCACATACTTATCTTGTAAAAGAGAGTTCAAAGTTAGTAGATATAGAAAAAGACCTAACAGATGTTCAACCATTGTTAGATGAGATTAGTGAACTAAGAGAAAGATTATTAGTTGTAAATCAACAAATGATCGAAATACAGACAGAGTCTATAGAAGATGCAGCAAACCACGTATAAAACCTACCAAGTAGACAGTAATGGAAAGAAGTATCAAGATCAAGATACTGAACTAATATCCGGATACGATATTAACTCTCTGTTTGTACCTGAGAAACATCATATAGAACTACATGTATACTCTATAGATGGAGAACTACTACAATCTAACCATAACTTCACAGACCAAGCCTATCTTCAAGGAGCTGAAACAGCTGGTACCGATGGGGCATCTAAACTAACCCTCAACCCAGAAAAAGACGCTCTCAATCTAGGTTACGAGTATGGAGGGATTAGAATGTCTTATAATTTTACTGATAACCTATTCTCTGAACTTAAGTCTAATATAGACTTCTTTATTGAAGAGATATCACCAGATAGGACAGAAGTTAGGCTACTAACTACTAAATTAACTGATGAACAACTAACTTCTTCTGTACAGATAATAAGAGAAAAGCTACAGTCTTCTTCGTATTTTTCTGATTTTAGATTAAACTTTAAAAAAGATAATCTCTTAATAGGTACTAATATAAATGTACAAAGTTACAAAGACAGTACATCTGTTATTGTAAAATTATACGAACCTTTACCTCAAGAGTTTACCTTAAAAAACACCCTAACATTAGAGGAATTAGTATCCGATAAGGTTACTTTTGAAATGGAAGCTGAGACATCAACTGACGAAGTTCAAGTACCTTTTCTAAAAGGACCTAACTTTAGTTTAGATTTAGCCGAAGAAACAACAATACCTTCTCAGTACCTCAATTATGAAGAGTTATTTAGTTTTCCTACAAATAATACCTATAGAGAATTAAGATCTCTATTTGAGGAAAAAAGTATTAATATTAGTATAGATTATACTAATTACGAAAACTTTATTCAATTCTCATCTGCAGACGAAAGATTAAGAAACTTTAAATATAAGTTAGATTTAGTTGAAACTTACCAATCTAACATAGACACTATAGAAGCTTCTCCTAATAACCAAGCCGGTATAAGCGGGAGTAGAGATTATTACCAAGGTCTAATTAATAATATATTAGAGAACTTTGACCATTACGATAGACATCTGTATTATGAAAGCGGTTCTAGTTCTTGGCCAAAAACCAATAGTACTAAACCTTTTATAAACACTACCGGTCCAGCTACAGGTTCATGGTGGGATACTCAAACAGGAACAGCAGTTTTATTTGATCAACAAAACCCTAACCAGTTACTAAATACAGTACCTGCCTATCTTAGAGAAGATCCAAATAACGAACCATATAATGTATTCCTAAATATGTTAGGACAACATTTTGATAATTTATGGATCTATTCAAAAGCTGTAACAGACAAGTACGACGCCGATAACAGATTAGATAAAGGTATTTCTAAAGACTTAATACAAGACGCTCTTAAAAACTTTGGTTTAAAGTTATATACGAGTAATAAATCTACTGAAGACCTATTCAAAACATTTACAGGAGAGTTTTACCAACCAGGTGAGGAAGTTGTTAATACTTTTGTAACCGCTTCTAATAACCCAACCTCTGAAGAGAATTATAGAAGAGAGGTTTATAAAAGACTATACCATAACTTACCGTTACTTTTAAAATCCAAAGGTACTGAAAGAGCGGCTAGAGTCCTTCTTAATAGTTTTGGTATACCAACTCTCAATAGTGATGGAGCCCACAAAGGACTTTACATTAGAACTCAAGGTGGAGATAGAACAGACGGGAACGTTAACTTAGGACCACAGCAGCAGTCAACTAGTTCTTTATCTAATATTAAAATAGATAAAACAGGGAGTTTAGTTTCCGGTAGTACCCTTTCTATAGATACGTCTATTAATAAAAGACCTACCGAATTTACAGACCAAATACATTCCGTAGAGATAGGATACTCAGTAGCTGAATATCAAAATGACCAAATATATACAGCGTTAACAGCTAGTGGATTTAACATTGACGATATAATAGGTGATCCGGGATTATCTTTTTCAAGTAGTTATGACGCTCTAAATAGTCAAGCTACATCTATACTAAAAGGTAATACTTACAACCTACAAGAGTTTACTAGACTATTAAAGTTCTACGATAACGTAGTATTTAAAATGGTCAAAGACTTTGTACCGGCTAGATCAAATACAGCTACCGGTATCGTAGTTAAACCGCACTTACTTGAAAGAAATAAGATAAAACAAGTACAGGGAACGTTTAGTACCGATATAGTTACAGCTTCAATAGATGTTGGAACATATAGTGGAAGTCATGGAAAGTCATTTGGAAGTAGTCAAGAAAAAACTACTAACTACACCTCTAGGTATATGACATCAGGAGGAATAGCCTCTAAGAATGACCACTTACTAGAACAAGCCAAATACAATGGAGAGTTATCTGGAAGTCAAATAACTGTTTCGCAGACAGATTTCTACCCAATTAATCCATTTAAATACGCTTATAGTACAGGGGTTAAATATAAACTTAAGGTAGTAGAATATGAACCAGACCCATCACCGACTCCTACTCAAACACCGGTTACCCCTACTCCAACTCCAACTATTGGACTAACTCCTACTCCCACACCTACAACCACAGCTACATTGACACCTACCCCTACACCGTCAACTGAAATATTAACTTATCAGATTGGGCTTGAAATACTAAACGCAGTTTTAGAAGATGGAGAATGCCCTGAGTACAGTGTAACCTACACAGATGATAACGGAACCTCAGGTGTTATAAGATCATACAGCCCAGGAATTCCTTGTTCATCAAATGGAGTTAAATTAAGGACCGCACCTTCAACCCTCTTTGATTCTACCGTAGTAGTTAATAGGACATCTCCCGATAATTCACCAGCGGACTTTACCGTAGTAGACTTTATTAGGAACGGAGTAATGGAACATAGAGAACCACTCGACCCTACCCAACCTATGTTTACCCTGTACTGGACATTTAGAGACGTAGAACCAGAAGATGTATTATCAGTAGAAGTATCAGAAGGATAACAAGTAAGTAAATATGACATTACAAGAATTTATAAATACAGCACCAGAGCAAGGTCAACTTTCAATGTTGAAAAATGAACTTGAAGAAGTCATAGCTATCACTGTAAATAGGATTGATTGCTCACTTAGTGCCTATGATTCAAGTTTGAACCAACTTACAGGATTAACAATTCAAGTAGGGGAAGATATACTTGTTACCGTTGAAAATGTAAATAAATACGGAGGATATTACTACCTAGAAGTAGTACCGTTTGAGTTTACAGAAACAGTGAACGAGGATTTATGTGTTAGCGTTCTATTAGAACCTTTTGATGAAAATACATCATTAGAATTTAGGAACACTGAATTTTATCCGTTGTTTAACAACGTACCGGAAACATTAACTCAAGCTACATTTAATAATATATTTAAAGGTAAAGTAGAGGTAAGAAGAGGTAAAAATATATATGATGTAGATAGAAAGAACGATGCAATCGTACCTACTAATATTACAAACATACTTGAGGATACAGCCAACCTAGCTGAATTTCCTGAATCTAACTATTCATCACTATCTAACATAACAGGTAGGTACCTAGGGAGCAAAACCTCAGTAGCAGATTATGGAGTACCTTCTTTAATTAATGGAACAGCTTTTGAAGCAGCAGAGTACCCAACCTCTATAGCTAGTGGGAGTATATGTAACATATCTTCTACGGATAGAAAAATACAAAGCTATATATTTACTCAACCTACAGGTAAAAGTCAACAAACCAATAGCACTACTCCAAGTGTAACCTTAGATCATTTATACTGGATAGATTTAAATCCACCTATATTTAGTAAATATCAAACTACAATAACAGTTCAAAGAAGGTTAGATATAGCTGTAGGAGATATACTAATTGTAGAAGATCAAGATAGAAGGATTAATGAAGACAATATAGTTCTCTACGAATACCTAAAAGTTACTAAGGTAACGTTAACTAGCTCTACTACTTCTTTAGAATTTATAAGAAACTACCTAACAGATTACGATCCCAACTCCGGTGAATTTACAAGTGGACAAGCGGGACAATTTGGCTTTACTAAAGTAATAGGAAGTACAATTTACAATACAGATTCAAGTAAACTGTTTAAAGTTGTAGATAAAAAAATCTGGATACAAGAAACAGAAGATATTATAATAGTAGATAAAACTGGTTTTACGGTTATTATGGAAAATAATTGTAGCCTATAAAATAATAAAATCATATATTTATATTAAACAACATTTAAAATGGGATATTTAAATAACTCAGTCGTAACAGTCGACGCAATTTTAACTAAAAAAGGTAGAGAACTACTCGCAAGAGGAGATGGTTCCTTTAAGATTACACAATTTGCTCTATCTGATGATGAAATCGATTATACATTATATAATCCTTCTCACCCATCTGGATCAGCATTTTATGGAGAGGCAATTGAAAATATGCCACTACTAGAAGCATTTCCTGATGAGAATCAGATTATGAAATATAAGCTTGCGACTTTACCAAGAGGTACTTCTAAGCTACCAATCTTACAAGCTGGATATTCTGCAATTACTTTAAAACAAGGAGCCTCTCTTGCAATCACTCCTCAAACTTTAAACTATCTAGGTGCTACATCTACTTTTGAAACAGGAGGTTATACAGCACAAATTGCCGATACAAGAGTACTTTCTAACTTTACTGGTGTTGGTATTAATACTGAGGAAGCAGAAAGACTAAACAGTACTACTACAATAGGAACTAATGTGTCTAAGACAGTTATTGGAACTTCTATTAACCTTACCGGTACTACTGTAAATACATTATTCGGTACAAGAACACAATTACAGACTACAATTACATTAGTAGGTAGAGATTCTGGTGCTAGAATAACTATTCCATTAACAATTCAAAAAGTAAATAGCTAAGAGATATGTCATTTAAAAGATTCGATACAGAAGATATAGTAGTAAGTTCAGACTCTATCTCATCACCAGCTTGGAGTAATAATCAAGTTACACTTAACAACTTTGCGTACAACTCAGATCAAATAGGAACTGGTTCTACAGGAGGGCAATACTATTGGAATATATACCAAACAGGGTCTAATGATTCCTCAGCAGCTATACAATTTTCTATTGCATACGGAAACAAAAACGGGGTAGGTGCTGTACCGTACAACGCTTCAGTAAGTGGAAAATCTCCTTCATCTACAGTTTACGGACAATTTAGAACTCTAATCAACGGAGATGAAAATACAGATTTTCAATTTGGTACTTCAACACCAGACAACGTATTCTTTATTTCTGTAGAAAGAGCTAGGTTTAAAGAAAAAGTCCTTCCCGGATCATTAACATTAAAACTTGCTTATAACGGAAATAGTATAGTATTAACAGATAACAGCTTAACAGCATCAATAGATACATATAAGGATAGCGGTAGAGAGTATTTAATTTATTCTGGTGCAGCAGGAGAATTAGAAAATACAGATACAGTTTACGGGAAACTGTACCCAGACGTTGGAGTAGTAGTATTAAATGGTGACATATTATCAAGTAGTCAGTTTATAGAGTCTATTGACCTATCTACAGATCTTTCAGAAGGACAACCTAACGGAAATCCAGCAGTACTGTATAATGCACTAGCAGCAGGACAGAATTTTACATTAAGAGCTGAAGAAACTCTGTCTTCTAACTATGTATTCGTTAGAGCAAGAAATAGTGAATTTAACTACTCTACTAACCCTTCTAACATCTCTGGTTCAGGAGAACTTCAACATGATAGTATGATTGATACTCCACAAGCCTATATTACAGCTGTTGGACTATACAACGACAATAACGACTTATTAGCGGTTAGTAAACTATCAACACCACTACTCAAAGACTTTACTAAAGAAGCTCTTGTTCGTATAAAACTAGATTACTAAAAAATGAGCGTTTGGAAGAAGTTAAACAAACAAGATTCTTTTGTTACTACTTATGTAGCTAAAAAACAATGGAACTTATCCGGGAATCAATTGGATTCTGCCGGAGTAAAACTTCTTCCAGCATACTCAAATGTTAAAGTAGTAGACCCGGAGGATTCTGCAGAGCTAAATTGTAGTTTTGAATTTGATTATATTAATTTAGGACAGACATGTATTCTACTTGCCGAAGGAGAAGTCTTATCAACATGTGCTACTATTTTAGAAGCTACGGTTTTAGAAGTAGAAGAAACACCAACTCCTACTCCAAGTCCAATACCTCCTACACCTACACCTACTCCAACTAATGAAGGTGTGGAACTTACTCCGACACCGACACCAACAAATGTTCCGGTAGATGTTACACCAACGGTTACCCCTACAAACACACCTTCTGGAGTTCCTAATACACCAACACCGACTCCTACCTTACCTTTATATTATACATTGACAAAATGTGAGGATAATGGAGACCAGTCACCAGGATTCAAATCAGTTCAAAACACATCAGAGCTACCGGGACTAGTAGTAGGAGATAGAGTAAGAGATAATGTATCGCCAAATAATTATACATACTTTGTAGACGGGTTTGAAACAGGTATTGGAGGAGTAGGAATAGAAGCAATATCTGGAGAGACGTACTGTCCTCCGGTTTACAATTACTACGCAATGAAGAAATGTACCGATCCTGCCGATATACTATATATACGAATGGAAGATACACTTCCACAAGTAACAGATAACCCGAACACTGCAAGTGTAATATCAGTAAATGGTCAAAGTAGGTATGCATATACAGGAGTTACAAAAACAGTATGGGAAACAAATAACGGAGTTGATTACTCTGGAACTCCAACAATAGGGTGCCCAGGATAAAAGAAGAATACAGTAGAAGTAAAAGATATAAAAAATGACTCAAACAATAAGAATAACTCAAATACTTATAGGTAGTGACATTAAAGACACTAACGTATTTGCATTGACTTATAATCAAGGAGGTGAAGAAGTAAAAACTCAACCTGGATTTATAACTGCCGGTCAAATCAAAACCGGTAAGGCAGTAGTAGTGATTCCAATAGGAGTGACAGAGTTAACAGCTACCTGTCAAAGTGGATTATGTGCAGGTACTACCTCCACTATATCTTTGGCTGCTGCAACACCAACTCCAACACCTACCGGAACTGTAACTCCAACACCTACTAATAGCCCAGTACCGGTAACACCAACACCGACAGCTACAACCCCAGGAGCTACACCTACTAACACACCAATACCGGTAACACCAACATCAACACCAATACCGGTAACACCAACATCAACACCAGCACCGGTATCACCAACACCAACACCTACTAAGCAACAACCGGTTGAAGAATTTTACGATCTAGAAAAATGTACAGATAGTTCTGAGGCTAGAACAGCAAATACAACAGATAGTGGAGCATTTACTAACGGGGATATAGTAGTAGATAGTAGTGGAGCATACTATACTGTAGTTGGGATAACTAATAGGATTACAGGAAATGTAGGTACAGTAACCTCTACAGCATTATCTGAGTGCCCATCTGCACCAACAGAATTTCAACCTAGCGTAACTTCATATGCGGCAGATCCAGTTGGCACTTCTACTGCTACATTTAACGGTACAGTAACAAATGTAGGAAACCCTAACTATACACAAAAAGGATTTGTTTGGAAAACAGGGACTGGAGATCCAACCTTAGCTGATACAGTAATAAACGTATCTGGAACCTCCACAGGTGACTTCAGTAGTAACGTAACCGGACTAACACCAGGTTCACGTTACACTTACAGAGCTTTTGCTACTAATACAGTTGGTACAACATATGGAGATAGTAGATCGGTAGATACTAACTTAATAGGATACTACCAACTACAAGATTGTAGTACACTATCTACCCAACATAGAACATCTCAAACAATAGAAGATATCACACTAGGTAACTCAGATAGAGTAGAATCCGGAGGTGTTACTTACATAGTAGTAGGTTCAACTAATGATACTGGGTTACCTGCTCATACTGTAACAGATACAGGTTTACAAGGATGTCCAGCAACAGAAAGGTACTATAACTACGAAGAATGTGATGGAGGAGGAATAACAGGAGTAGCGAAATGGCCTTCAGGAACTACACTAAGTAATGGAAACGCATTCTACTTTAATGAGTGTTTTAGAATAACAACAGAAACAACAGGACCTAACTTCGGTGATTTTGATTTAACAGGGTATACTATATATAACGATTGTACAGATTGTAATAATGCTAACCAACCAGTACCTGACCCAACACCAACCGCATCTAAAGTGGCACAGAATTGTTATGAATATGAATTAGCAGCAGACGGAGGAGAGACAGTTACCTTTGTATACACCGACTGTAATGACGGAAACTTACGTAATGTAACAGTACCTAATGGAGATAGTGTAGGAGTATGTGCAAGAGATCAAAACATAGGGGAAATAACAATGAATCCTAACTCAGGAACTATTACACAAGTTGGTACCTGCGGTACTTTCGGAGCAGCAACATCTGTTAGTACACCGGACCCATCTCCAACACCAACTCCTACTACACCAGGTGGAGGTCAATCTAATGGATCAGATCCCGGAGGCGAAGACGGTGGAGGCACTACAACCACAGATCCGGATGCAGAAACTAACCCCGATAATAACGGCGGTGGCGGTTCAAACGACGATGACATTACTTTAAGTGAAGATAACGGAGGCGGCGGAACTAACTAAAATTAGGTAAAACTAATGAGTACAGAATACTACATATCACAAGATACATTATATACCGGCTCCCTTTCACTAGACGAAGGGAGTTACGGTACATTGACCTATAAAAGTATTCAACAATTATATTACTCCAACTTTACTTCTGGTTCCATAGGACTAACAGATTCAAACCTGACAGGTTCTTTTGACAATTATATTGAAAGTTCTTTTACATCAGGTTCTAGACATTTACTAAATACAGCCTCAGTATTTACTCTTCCAACTAAAATGGTAGGTACACATATTGAACCGCTAACATTTAAAATGGGGTCTGATGTCGAATATATTTTTAATCAAGATGACTATGTAGTTGTAGATTACCTACTTGAATCTGATATAATAGTAGATGATGGTGAAGGAGTATTAAGAAAAGATAATATAAATGGTTCCGCAGTAGGTAATATAATATACTCTCATGGACAGGTTATTATTACTGACGAAGAACTGGCTGACTATTACATTAAGAACCCACTACAGCCGTTAAGTTGGAAATCTAATCAACCTATTTATACATATAACTACAATGTTAAAATAAGTGATTACGAATATAACTATACGTTTAATCCAACAGCTAGAACAGGTTCAGATGGACAACTGGCCGATAACGTAACAGGAAGTTATTTTCAACCTTATATTACAACAGTTGGATTATATAATGATTCAAATGAATTAATAGCAGTAGCGAAGCTGGCACAACCACTTCCAAAATCTGCAAATACAGAAATGACAATACAAGTTAAACTAGATATATAATGGCAGTAACATTTAGACTACTAACCGGATCGGCTCTAACACACAGGCAGATGGATACAAACTTAGGTTCGTATTACCTATCTAGTTCTGTTTCTGGGAGTACAATCACTTTCTTCCAATCAAGTTCAGTAGATGGAAGTTTAATCTCAACTTCCCATACCTTTACTGATTTAACAGGTTCCGATACAACGTATACAGCAGGAGACCATATTGATATTACAAACGAAGTAATCACTAATACCTCTCCTGATCAAATAGTAAGTTTAACTGGACAAGGTTCAACAACAGTAACAGGAACATACCCTACATTTATTATTAGTTCATCAGATACTAATGATAACACCGAGTATACTGCCGGTACGGGTATAGGTATAACAGGTGAAGTAATAACTAATACTTCTCCAGACCAAACCGTAAGTTTAACCGGTCAAGGGAGTATTGCTATTACAGGTACCTATCCTAATTTTACTATTAGCGGTTCTGATACAAATGTAAATACTGAGTATACTGCCGGAACTGGATTGACCCTTACAGGAACAGAATTTAGTTTTACTGGTTCTTTATTTAGCGGAGACTACAACGACCTAATTAACACACCAGATGTTAGTCTATCACTTGATACTAATAATCTAACCCTAACTAAACTAGACGGTACAACAGATGTTATAGACTTAACACCATATCTAGATGAAGACGCTAGAGCGATAGCATCCGGTACATTAGACGGAGTAACAGGTATTGTGACTTTTACAAGAGACGATGCTACCACATTTACTCTAGACCTATCAGACTTATTAGACGATACTAACTTAGTTACTTCTGTGAACGGAGCTAATGGTGTAGTTGAATTAGATCTACAGAATGTTTGTGACGTTAGTTCGACCACATCGACTACAATTACAGCTGCTAACTTTATAACTACTTCTGATAAGAGATTAAAATCAGATATTAAACCTATACAAGAAGGTTTAGAAACAATCAAGAAGTTCGTATCTTATGAATATGTTAAAGATGGAATTCAAGATGCAGGTTTCTTAGCACAAGAGGTTAAAGAAGCTATTCCATATTCAATCGGAGAAAGAGAAGATGGATTCCTAACAATGAGAGATAGACCAGTTCTAGCTCATATGCATAAAGCAATATTAGAATTAGAAGCAAGACTTGCAGCTATAGAAGAAAAATTAGGATAAAATGGCAGTACCAGTAACCGGTAGTTTTGAAATGTTCGGTACCGGAAGTAATACTTCCATTGCAGGTGCTATTATAGAAGGAGGAAATTCTGTAGACGGGATAACTACGTTTGATGGTTTAATCTCTGCTTCTGTTGCATTTAATTTTGATAGTAACTATGCTGGTAGTATTACTAATCCAAACCTAGATATTAGTTCTTCACTACAGTTTAGAAACTATCCTGCACTACCAACACCGACTCCTACAAGTACAGTAACATTAACTCCAACCCCTACTCCTACTTATACACCTACTAACACTCCTACTAATACACCAACTCCTACTAACACACCAACTAGTACGGTAACACCAACACCTACTAGTACCTTAACATTAACTCCTACACCAACACCAACAGGGACTACTATAACACCAACACCTACTAGTACCTTAACATTAACTCCTACACCAACACCAACAGGTACCACTATAACACCAACACCTACTCAAACACCACCAAGTACACCATCGGGAACACCACCTCCTACTCCTATAACACCAACACCTACCAGTACACCACCAAGTACACCACCAGGAACACCACCTCCTACACCCGTAACACCAACTCCATCTCCAACAACAAGTTGTTTTGAGTTAAGTTTAGGGTATGATTTAAATGATGGATACCAAGCTTGTAGTGAACCTAAGAATACAGTATACGGAAATGGAAGTAACTTATCTACATCTACTGCGTTATACAGCAATAACAACTGTACTACTATAGCAACAGCAGGATACTACGCTGATGACTTTGGATATAGGTACTGGAATGGAAGCAGTTTAGGGGCATATTTAAGTTGTACCGTAACTCCAACACCTACTAATACACCACCTCCTACTCCTATAACACCAACACCGACAACAACACCTGTCCCTGTATCTCCTACACCTACTTCTACCTATGTTGACCCTTACAACTACTACTTTATACAGCACTGTGAAGGAGAACCATTAGATAGAGTTGTTAGAACAACACAGACATTCACTGTAGGAAATAGTTCAACAGGAACATACGTATCTATATTCGGTCAAGGGTACTTTACAACATCAGGTGCTACCAAAACAGAGTACGATACAAATGCAGGAGATGAAAGTAGCTACGACTTAGGAAACACATCATACCCAGATACTGGCTGTCCGACACCAATAACTCCGACACCAACATCTACCCCGATACCGCCAACCCCTACACCTACCCCGACAGCATTAGGATGTTACACATATTCAATCCAAAATAATGACTTGTCTCAAAACTTAACATTCCAATATAGAGATTGTGATGGAAACTTAATACAAGATCAAGTAGTTCTTGCAGATAGCGGAACACCAGACTTCTGTGCAGAAGAAGGAAGTGTAACTAGACAAAGTGGGACATTTAGTTGGGTATTAACAACTGAAGCAACAACCTGTATAGAACCAACCCCTACTTCTACACCACCATCAACACCTGCTCCAGTAACCCCTACACCTACTTCTACTAATATTGATCCATATTTCTATTACATAGTAGAAAACTGTATTACTCAAAATATAATAAGCGTTAGATCAACACAAAATCTATCAGCAGGTATAAGTGTACTGTATAACGGAGAATGTTACGAAATACAAGGAGGAGGATCTCCTAACACAAACGATATTACAGCTCACTATACAGATTGTGTGACATGTAATGATAAAATAAACCCAACACCAACACCAACACAAGTACCGGTAACACCAACACCAACACCTACCCCGGTACCTGTAACACCAACACCTACTTCATCCCCTTCCTCCTCAGTACCAAGTGAAACATTAGGAGATGGAAACACTTCTACAGACGCATGTAATGATTTTAATATAGGAGGAACAGTAAGGTACTTAGACGGGCCATTCCCATTCGCTTCAGTAATCTATAGATCTTCAGACGGAACCGGAACAGCACCTGCTGGATACTATTCTGACGGAGGCGTATGGAGATACTGGACTGGTAGTACATTCTCAACAAATGGTTCTTGTGATACATACGGAGAATTAGTATAAACTAAACTAAAACAAAATGTGGTTATATAATACAAATATAGTAACAGAGATATCTGATATGCCTGTAAACACTTACGGGTTTATATACGAAGTGGTTCATATACCTACCGGTAAAAAATATATTGGAAAGAAGGTACTTTACTTTGAACGAAATAAAAGACTCGGTAAAAAAGCTCTCGAACAATTAAAAGTAGAGAGAAAAGAAAAAGGTATAGGAGGAAGAACTCCTCTCAAACAAAAAGTAATCACCGAATCAGATTGGAAGACATATTATGGTTCTCATGAAGAAATCAAAAAGATCTTAAAAGAGGAAGGACCAGAAAGTTTCAAAAGAACGATACTTGAGTATGTACCTAATAAGAAGCTTCTAACGTATTATGAATGTAAATACCTATTTATAAAAGAGGTATTAGAAAACCGAGACAATTACATAAACGATAACATACTCGGTAAATTCTACAGAAAAGACTTTAACTTATGATCAAACTAAAAGACGTAATAGGATACCCATCACTTCAATACCATATAGACAATGGTCTCTCTTTACATGAACATGTCTACCGTTATTCTAGCGATGCCTTTATACAACTATTTGCCGAAGCGAGAGAAGCTCTTAAAGACGAGGAAATAGAGTTATCTGAAGAAGATAGAGAATTATTAGAAACTACCGACATTGGAGAATATGGAGACTATAACGGAATGAAAGTACCGTTAGACTTGCCGATGGTTTCTACAAAATATAATCCCTTATTTGAAATCGGAGCTTATATCGATGAGATGATGGAGGATGAAGATCTTTTAGATGAAGGAGCTACCCTAGAAGGTATGATCAACTTCGATGAAATAAAAGAACTTTGTGATTCTATCAATGTTCCAATCAATATGGAGCAGTTTAGAAAAGCTGTTAAAATGAATAGTGAGAATCTAGACTATAATGGATTTGATATGATTAAAGCTTCAGTAGACTATATACCAGAAGCCGAATATAAAGGAAAGAAAGTACAATTAAATAAACCTAAACGTGGAGGATCTAAAAAGTTCTATGTTTATGTTAAGAATCCAAAAACAGGAAATGTTAAGAAAGTTTCTTTTGGAGATACAGGACTTTCAGTTAAACTAAAACAAAAAGGAGCTAGAGCTTCATTTGCGGCTAGACATAAATGTGCTAGTAAAAAAGATAAAACAAAAGCAGGATACTGGTCCTGTAATATAGGACGTTACTGGAAATCATTAGGAGGTGGATCAAACTTCTCAGGATATTGGTAGAGAATAGATTTAGATAATTATGGGATTATTAGACAAGTTTAAAAAAGGAGGTTCTTTACTTAATAAAAATAAAGGAAACACCCCACCTAGCACTTTAACCTCAGGTATTAAAAAAGCTTCTGAAATAAAGTCACTAGATAAACCTACGTCAAAAGGTAAAGTTAAACAGACATCTGAACAAAATACTTGTTCTGAATATATATTTGCCTCAGATGGCGGTAGTACGGTAACGTATACATATAAACCTTGTGGAGGTAGGACATATAAAAGTTTAATTATTCCCAACGGAGATGCAGCACCTGATGTATGTGCAGTAGATGGTTCTATAACAATGACACCGGATAACGGGACATTATTAAAAGTTAGAGATTGTACTCCTGCACAACCAGCACCTAGCCCTACTCCTACTAAAACCTCTGCCCCCGCTCCTTCAAGTACCCCTACAGGAACTCCAGCACCAGCTCCTTCAAATACTCCAACTGGAACTCCTGCATCAACACCAGCATCAACTCCAGCCAGTACTCCTGCATCAACACCAGCATCAACACCTGCTAGTACTCCTGCACCAGCTCCTTCAAGTACCCCTACAGGAACACCTGCTAGCACCCCTGCTAGTACTCCTGCATCAACTCCAGCCAGTACTCCTGCACCAGCTCCTACAAGTACACCTACACCAACTCCTTCAAGCACTTTAGAGTCTTTACCTGAACCTACACCAACTCCTACATCAACATCAATACCCCCTACACCAACACCTTCAAGTACATCACAACCAGTACCTGAACCTACACCAACCCCTACATCAACATCAATACCTCCTACACCAACACCAACTAGTACATCAATACCTACTACACCAACTCCAACAGGAACACCACCTATAACACCGACAACAACTACTACATTAACTCCTACACCAACAGGAACACCACCTATAACACCGACAACAACTACTACATTAACTCCTACACCAACAGGAACACCACCTAATACACCTACTCCAACACCTACAAATGTACTGGTATTTCCACTCTGGTATGCTATCCAAGGAGGTTCCAACTTCGACGGACTTAACGTATCTTTCAGTACTTTCGAAGAAATACAGTCCTATATGTGCTTTAGAAGAGATGATCCAGGGCAACTCGCCGGAAATGCTTTTAATTACTATACCTCAAACAGAGACTCTGAACCGGTAGATGGAAGTATTCTATACCATGAATTCGACGGAAGTGTAGTAGATAACGCAAGAAGGGTATATGCACCATCAGACTTGATCGATCCAGCAGATACCGGATTAAAAGATTGGATACTAGTAGAAACAGACGCTAACGGAGTAATAACTACAACTCCTTTATATCCTTGCCCTACTCCAACTCCTACTCCAACAGGTACACCAACTCCTACTCCAACTCCTCCAGTTAGCTACGGACTTGTATATGGACCTTTTACAACAAATGGAAGTTGGACAGATCCCTGTGGAAGCACAAGTACTTATGCCAACACGTATATAACTGGAACTAATAATCCTAATAATGTACATTCAGTAGAAAACTTCTTGATACGAAATAGCGATAACTCATTTAGTCCATTCCCAGCTTCTAGGTACTTTGTTGGAACCAACGGAAACTGGGCATATTGGGATCACGAACTTCAACAAGTTACCTCAACAGGTACCTGTTAAACTTTAGGACTATAAATGAATAAACCTTACATAGAAGAATTAAAAGATGGTTATATTATTAGAGAGTTCTCTGATAAGACTTCTTCTATGGAATTCGTTTGGCATAGAGATCGAAATGATAGAGTTATAGAACCTCTTCATAAAACTGATTGGAAATTTCAATTAGATAATGAGGTACCAATTGAATTAAATCGTATATTTATAAAAGCAGGAACCTATCACCGGTTAATTAAAGGTACAGGTAACCTTACTTTAAAGATAAAAGAATCATGAAATTAGCAAAAGTATTATTACAAGAAAGCGAATCAGGAGATAAACTCGCTATGGGTATCTATAAAGCTATTGATGCTGTAGATCCTAACCTTAACTATAGAGATTTTGCTTCTGCCGTTGCGACTGTAATTAAAAATGAATACGGTACTCACAACATCGAGCCTTTCATGAAAGAATTACATTCACAGTTAGGTTTAGCTGAAGTAAAAGAAGGAGTAAATGACAATCTAAAAGTAGAGATTAGCTACACTAACTACGGCGACCTTTACTCTATAAAATTTAACGGCGAAAAACAAAGAGGAGAGGACGAACAAAAAGCAATAGAGTATTTAGAGAATACTGCTAACATGAAACTACCTAATAATGGTTATGACTCTAAAGCTTTAAATAAATTTACAGATGCACTAAAAGCTCAAGGAATAGAAGCAAGTACATCTGAAATGGATGTTGACTAAAACATTATGAAACTAGCTAGAATACTGTTATCCGAAATATTACAATCTACTCCAGAATTTGATAGAGAGATTGATAAGATTGCTGACCAAGGAGGTAAACATTTAGGAGCAGGTGATTATGGTTCAGCATACCTTTTAGGAGGAAAAGCAATTAAAGTTACCACAGACGAAGTAGAATTAGAACATGCCGAAATACTTAAAGGTAAAAAAACAAATAATTTCGTTTACATATACGATGTTAAAGTTTTAGAACCTAAACTTGGAATCATAGAGATGGAAGTTTTAGGAGAATTCAAAGGAGACATTCCTGAAGAATTTGTAGATGCTGCAAAAGCCGAAGCCGAAAGATTCGGTATAGACCCGGACGAATTAGACTTTATTGGTGATAATATAATGATACACCCAAAGTCCGGTAAGTTAAAAATGATTGACGTTTAGTTGGTAGTTTAAATAAAAGTTCTTATCTTATATAAAGATACGGACGAGTTATGGACTATACATTTTTATTAGGATCCATTGAAAATTTATTAGGTAAGAGTCATAAGAGAGCTAGAGAGAACTACGCTTTCCATTGTCCTTTTTGCAATCACCGCAAACCTAAATTAGAGATCAATATGGCAACCAACGAAGAAGGTAAGAACTTCTGGGAATGTTGGGTATGTCAAACTCGAGGAACTACTATCCGATCTCTACTCAAACAACTCAAAACACCAAGAGAACAAGCTCAAGAAGTATTAAAGTACCTACCAAAAGGTACCTATGTTGAGTATAATAAAATCAAAGCGGTAGAACTACCCAAAGAATTTCAGACACTTTACAATGCTTCAACTACATCAATAATAGCCAACCAAGTAAGAAAGTATTTATATGATAGAGGACTTACCGATAATGATTTTATTAAATATGGTATTGGATACGCAACAAATGGACTCTTTGGAGGACGAATTATTTTTCCAAGTTATACTGGATCGGGACAACTCAATTTTTATGTTGCAAGAAGCTTTGACGGTAACTACTATAAGTACAAAAACCCAGAAGCCTCCAAAGACATAATATTCTACGAGAACTTAATCAACTGGAATGCACCTATAATTTTATGTGAAGGTGTATTTGATGCAATTGCAATAAGACGAAATGCTATACCGATTCTAGGTAAAGCAATTTCAGACTCATTATATAAAAAGATATTAACTAGCTCAACAAAAGACATTTATATCGCTTTAGATACAGATGCAAGAACAGCTGCAATTAAAATAGCAGAACGATTTTTAAATCTCGGTAAAAGAGTTTACTTGATTAACCTTAAAGAAAAAGATCCAAGTGAGATGGGCTTTAAAGCTTTTACCGAATTAGTACAAACTGCAGAAGAGTTAGACTTAAGTAGTCTAATGATGCACAAACTAGACCTATGATAAGACAAGGTACAAACATTCTCAAAGAGAGTGCAAAAGAAAGATTAGACTACAACCCGGATTTAAAACAAATTAATTTTTTAGACCGAAGAGTCTATAAGAGAGGCGAAGGAGTATTTTACCCGTCCGTAACTACAATACTCCAGTATATGCCCAAGAATAAGTTTTTCGACAACTGGTTGAAAGATGTTGGGCATAANGCC